ATAACATTTCGATTCAATTGAATCAAATGAAAAACATAAATTAATTTTGTTGTGATCGAATCACAACAATTAAAATTATTTATGATTCGCACTCCTTCTCATCGAAGGGGCGGTCTCGAGACAACTCCTCGAGACTACCTGTGTAAGCACAGGTAAAGGGAATTTGTTTATTATAGCTTTCTGCATATAAATCAGAAAGTTCATCATAATCAAATATTTTGGTATCATGTAGGCTTGGAATGTTAGATATAATATCTTTAGCTTTGATAACAAATTTATCAAATTTTTCCCTTCCGTGGAGGAAAAAATGTTTTTGTGCTTCTTCAAGCACAATACATGAATGTTGAATGTCATTTAAATCGCCTACATCGCGAATAACAAGCATTTTATATATAGATTTCTCTGCAAGTGGAGCTTTATATTCCTTAATATCGTCATCATACCGAAATGATCGTTTAAGAAATGAAACTTGATCGAGAGTTTTATATTGAGGAGGTTTAGTTTTATCAGCACCATCTGTAACAACTTGGCCCAACTCTGCCATTGCTTTGACCATAAGATCAGGAGTATATATTTCCTTAAGTTCATCTGAAATACATTTAACACTATCATCTCCATAGCAAGCATGAGTGACATGTTTAAAAAACGGATATTTAGTTTTCGCAAGTTGAATTGCCATTTTCATATTAATACGAAAATGTAAAACTAATGCTACAACTAAAGCCATTTCTTCATACAACAACTGCATAACTGAATTCATTTCTGCAGTGCCATACTTACCTGAAGAACCTCCCATCAATGCTCTAAAAACTACTCCTTCGAAATTATAATAACCTTTAGCATAAGTAGTAATTAACAATTTAACCATCTGAATATGTTTGTCAGACCACCCTAAAAGGGCATACAACTTACAAACAACTTCTCCAGCTAAAATCATCATTGACAAATGTTTATCCCAATTTGAAAAATCAGAATCAACAATATTAGAATGATGAGCAATGAGTGAACGAACAAAAAGATCCCATTCAGAAGATGAAGCATTAATACCCACTTTAAAAGGAAAAACAAATCTATTTTCTTTAAACCATTGAAAGATAGGTCCAAGATATATCTTAAGAAGAATAACCATAGAAAACTGAGAAATCCAAAAAA